TGATTGAATTTCAATTTCACGCTCTGTGCCCTTTAATCGGGCTACAAGCATTGCGTCGCCTGCTGTTTCGGCTGCAGTAATTTTGTCTTGCAGCTCAGATTTAGTCTTAAGGACTTCAGCCTCAAACATGCGGTCGCGTACAAGTTCGGCTACACGCTTCTGCTCTTCTGCCGCTGCTTTGGCTGCACGCTCAGCTTCGCGCTCTGCGTCTGATTTGCCTTTTTTGCCACCTTTGCCGCCAGTCCCGCCTAGCAATTCAGGAATCTTAAAAAGATTTGCGCTCCTAGAAGTTTGCTGGTTTAGCTGCTTTTGCGCTGCTACATTTTGCTGGATTTTGTTGAGAATTACGCCTTGCAACTGAACAGCGCGGTTTGCATTCGGATCGTCTGGACCGATGCTTTGCAGTAAACGTTGATATTGCTGAAGCGCTTGTAGATTTTGTTGAATCCCTGTTTTGTTTTGTTGCCCACTTACCTGACTTATACCTTTAGCAATGTTGTCAACCGCTTGTGAAGTGGCACGTGCATTCAAAAACTGACGCGCACCAAAAACGCTTCTAGTAAACCCGCCACCACGACCTGCCGCCAATGCAGCGTTGATTGCGTCAACAACGGCGATAGCCTGATTAAAAATTGCCTTTAGTGCAGGCGTTAATGCTTGCCCAATCCGACGAGCTAACGCATCGACTCCATCCTGCAGTGTTGACAGCTTGCCGTTTAACGTATCGCTTTGCGCGATTGCACCATTGGCATATTTGCCGCCAGTGCTAGTTAAACGTTCAAAAGCAACCTCTACCGCTTCCGCACTGATGCGCCCTTTGCTTAAAGCGTCCTGCAGCTCCTGACCACTGAGCTGATACATCTTTTGCAGCTCTTGCTGCAGTCCTACGCCACGCTCTTGGAATTGCAGAAGCTCTTCACCCTGCAATCTGCCCTTGGCTACAACCTGTCCATAAGCAGTAACAAGGCCCTGAAGTTCAGCGCCAGTAGCACCCGATGCATCAGCAAGTCGTTTTGTGACTTCAACAACCTTATTGCTCTCAACGCCAAAAGCCTGCAGACGTTTTGCTGAATCAATCAGCTCGCTGCTAGTAAATGGAGTGACAGCACCTAACTGTTGCAGCTCCTGAATAATCTGCTTTGCTTGCTGAACACTGCCCGTTAAAACCTGAAGGCTGCGCGTCTGGCTTTCAATTTCAGCAGTTTTGACAAATACAAACTTGGCAGCCTGTACCGCCGCAAATGAACCAGCTAATTTGCCAATCGTGCCTTGAAGTTTTCCAATGGCCGAATCGGTCTGTGCAGATGCACGATTGACCTGCTGCAAGGCATTGACCGCCTGGCGCGAATCAACCCTTAGTTCGACGTTGGAGACTGCCATAACGTCATTCTATCGACGCTTTGCCTTGTCCATCGCCTCCTTTTCTCGTTCGCCCTTAAGTTCGTGGTAGGCCGCAAAATGAACAAACTCAGCATCAGTCAGCTCAGTGCGTAACCGGCTGACCGTCATGCCAAGTTCAGTTGCCAGGAAGAACTCAAAAAAGAGCCAACTATCCTGGCTCAGTCTTTTTTTGCTTCCTCTAGACCTTCCTCATTCCCGATTCCAAACAGGAACAGCTCAAGCTCGTTTAGCACACGCTCTGGCAGCTCGCGTTGCAGCTTGGCCGCGTCAGCAGCAGCAAAAGCCTTAGTACCATCCTCAAGCTCTGCCATCTGGCACAGCATCTGCGTGCTGATCTCAAGCGCTTCGTCAGAGCCTGCCAGCGTTGTTGCACGCTTACGGTCAGAACGGGTAATAGGCTTGAAATAAAGGTCGAGCACCACAACGCCAGCATCGTTTTTAATGCTGAACTTACGGCGTTGGTTGAGATCAAAAGCCCCGGTGAGCAAGTCAACAGGGCGTTGCGATGCAGGCATCAGATAGACAGAGTAAGAGTACCGCTGGATACGAAGCTGATCGTGACAATCTCGATCTCGCCAACCGTAGCGGAATACTCAGTGCTCGTCACCACAATGGTGCCGGTGATCTTCTTGCCACCAGTTTCGTCGAGGTACAGCTCAACGGCTGCATCGGCTTCGTCGGTGGTTTGATTCACATCCTTGATCAGATCAAGCTTGTCACCAGAGCCCGGCGCGTCATACATCACCTCGATGGTGCCAGAGCCGCTGATCAGACCACCAACATTGGCGCGATAGGTTGCACCATGAACAGTGGCGTCATACGACTCCTTTTCCACGGTCATAGACCAGGAACGCACGGCGGCAATCTCAGAAAGACCACCGCTGCCAGCTTTGTCAAAAAAGACGGTGCCTTGTTGGCCGCGATAAAAAGCCATGATCAGATGTCCAGGGTGATAGCGCCGTTGGTTACGAAGCTGACGGTGATCACTTCGATTTCACCCACGGTAGCCGAGTATTCAGCAGAGGTGATTACACCATCAAAGCTGATCTTTTTGGTGCCGGTGGTATCGAGATACAGCTCAAACAAAGCGGCGCCTTCATCATTGGCAGAGTTCACCATCTCGATGAACGCATTAGTTTCATCGGCGCTGCTAGCGGTATAGAGCAGTTCACAGGTGCCGCTGCCGCTGATCAAACCACCAACATTTGCACGGTAGGTGGCACCCAGTGCAGTGGTATCCAGCGATTCCTTCTCGACGGTCAACGACCATGCACGAGTGCTGGTGATAGTCGCGGCTGTGGCGCCTGCATCGTCAAACTTAACGCTGCCTTGCTGCCCTCGGTAGAAAGCCATGGTTAAAGATCCTCGAAGGTTTCAAAGGTCAATCTGACCTGAGTTTGAAAGAAACCCTCTGGCGCTGGCGAAGCCACTACCTCGGGTCCGATTGGTGGATCAAAGTGAACCCCTGATACCACTTGCCTATTGTAAAGGTCTCGAATCCGTTTACCAATCGTCAGGTTCGCGCCAGGTCCAACGCCAAGCGGAGTAAAAATATTGATGGCAATAATACCAATAACGCTATTACTACTGCCGGTCGTGCCGCCTAGGGTCAGATATTCATTAGCGCCAAAACTAACCAAGCACTGCACCCACGAACTATTTGGGGTTGGCACATAGGGTTGGTTGTGGAATACAACTGGAATAACTGGAGATAACGCAAGCTCAGTTGCAAGCCTGCTTTCAATCGTGGCACGAACGGTGTTTAGGTTGATTGCAGCCATTAGCCCTGCCTCTTAATACGTTCCCAGTTTGCATCAACAAACCGTTGCATTTCACGAGCGGTGCGATCTACCCAACCCGCAGGCGCCTGTTTGCTGCTGCCTTGAGCCAACGATTCAGCATAAGGAAGATTGTTGTGGATGCTGTAATAGTTGCCAAGTTTTTCTTGCCCCGCCTGATAGTTATCGCCCTTCGGTGGTGTTACGGCAGTGCTGTAACTACCTTCAGGTACAGGCGTGCTGTCCGCTGCATTTTCACCAATCTGCCAGCTAGCACGAAATCGCCCGGTATCAACTGGGCTTTGCAGCTTCAACCTACTATCAGTTTCAAGGATGGTCGCACGCAACAAAACCTCAAGTTGATCGCCCATGTAATTGCCAATTTGGCTTATGGGTACGTTGCGCGTCATGCTCTTAAGATTATTTCGTAGGTAATCGCCGTATTGTCCTGTTCGATTGTTTGAATGCGGATGATCTGATGGACGATGTTATTGATGACTACTCGATCAATCGTGGTCGGGACAGTGCCATTCAAATCCAATGCGGCAACAATCAAGCGTTTATCGCCAGCCTGCACCAATTCGTTGACTTCGCGGATATTTACATCTTCTAAAACGCCCTTGATGCCAGTATCAGTGGTGGTTTCGGTAATGACACCAGTAGTTGAGTTATAGGCTCCTGGTGTAACAAAACGAATGGTCACGTCCCCGCCAAAACGGTTAATGACCTTACTGGCAGTTTTACGAAGCGAGGTTGCAAGTGCCATGAAAACAGATTAGGCGACCTGAACAGCCGTGACAATAATGCAAGGCACGGAAGGATGAGCGGGGCCTGAAGTGGCAGCAGGTAAAGACTGGAGACTGGCCGCCACGTTAGTTGTTGACCAAATCAATTCAAGATAATCATCGGCGGCAAGCTTAAGCACATAATTTACGCAGCCAATTACGTTGCCATCAACGCCGCCGTGGCTTGCAATGATGCTGAATTTACTATCAGATGCCGTTACGTTGCCGCTAGAGCCGCTGTCGTTTTTACGCAGCCAAACGTTAATGTCATGAATTTGCGAGTCTGAATTTGTAAATTGAGCTGAATAAGTAATGCTGTAAACGCCAGCGCGAGAAAAGGTAATCCGCGAACCAGAAACAATGCTGATCCCACGGCTGTCTGGGTCTGTTGTATTGATACCGATGGAATAATCAGTATTTGCCGCCGTTGCAACCTGATCCGTGGTGTCATAAAACGACCCCCACAGCATTTGATTGCGTACGGTATCAAGCTGACTGGTAAATGGATTGAGCTTAAAAGCCATTGCTCAGCTCCGAGTTACGGTCAAAAGATTATTGTTTCCGTCATAAGTCATCGTGAGTGTTGCCACCACTTTGCCACTAGAACCGCCACGCTTATATGTTGCCGTCAAAAGGTTGTTGGCGCCGTCGTAGGTGTTCACGATGTAATCGTGCGACGGAATATTAAAACCACCGCTAGGGGTAGCATCGCCGCCACCGGGAAGGACGTAGTACATCAGATTTTGTAGGCGATGACTTTGCCACTAGCCAGCGTCACGCTGGTAAACACGCCCTCGATCTGATCACCCTTGCCCAAAGGAACGGAGCTAAAGGTATTGCCGCTGGCATTTTGGATCGTTGCAGTGCTGATCACGGCGTCGGCCACGGCATACAGCTTCCAGAACCGACCGGTATGGGCCGCAGTGTCGCTGATGTATTCAAAGCCAATGTTGTAGGCGTCGTTGTCGGCCATGGTCAGCTACGGCGAATGGCAAAGTTGCCAGGTCCACTGATTCTAAGTCCAGTCAAATATCTTTCATAGATCGGCGGGAGGCGATCAGCACCGGTAGCCGATGCACTAGCACCAGCGTTAACCACGCTCAGGCTGCCGATAGTGACCGACTTGTAATCCTCCATCCCGCTCAAGCCCATCCCATCTTTGTTGTTGTTCAGATAGGTGGCCAGCACGCACTGGGCTTTTTTGATCTGATCGGGAATTTCCGTGTCGGTGTAATAGTCCGTGGTGATGCGGAACGGGAAGCCGACGGCGTAGGTGTTGATATAGGTGTCAGGCTTGCGGACACCAGTACGCGGCCATTGCAGGGCTTGGGTGTCGGTAGCGCGTGCGCCAAGGAACCGTTCACGATCTAGACGCTGAGTTGCCGTATACAGCGCCCGATTTTTTTGATCCGTCGTGGCAGTAGCCCAAGCCGTTACGTCGTCGTCTTGAACGAAACCTTCAATGATCAGTTCCGCTGCTGCCAGCGTCAGGTAGGAGTTGGCGTTTGCGCCGCCCACCGTTGCGTCGATTGTTATTGCCATCGGTAGACAGCGGCAGTTCTTCTGTTACTTCAAGTTTAGGTGTGGGCTCTGCAATAGGAAAAGAGGCCCCAGCCGAAGCCAGAGCCTCCATTTCACGCAGTCGCCGGAAAGCGAAAAGACCCATTTGGATCAGTCAGCCGCCGACTTGAGCACGGCAAAGTTGAGCACCACAGCTTCACCAGCGGTAGAACCGACGTTGGAAACAGTGATCTCGAAGCTGCCAGCGGCAGTAGCGGTCACGAAAGGCAGGTACTTACCAGTGGTAGCACCAGACTTTACGGACACGTTCACCACGTCAGTAGCGGCCACTTCGCTGTTGGTCACAGTGAAGGACACCTCAGCATCGCCCGCAAGCGAAGCGTTGTGCATGGTGATGGAGCCACAGGGCTTGTTCAGCGTGACACCAGTGGACTTGCTGGTGGCCTGAGTGACAGCACCGCCGAGACCGGAGGTGTAGCCAAGTGCCTTACCAGCAGAAACTTCAAATTGAGAAGCCATGATTAATCACTCCAATTAATCAAAATTGCTGGTAATTGTGGCCCTTACGATTCCAATGTTCTTGGTTTCGTACACCTTGCTCCAGTTGCCCACAGTTGCGAGCTGAGCACGGGTGGGGTTCGTGGTGGTCACGGCCCACTTAGCACCAACAGGGTGGTAGATGTAGTGCATGTCCAGCGACATGGCATCCGACTTGGCGAGGATGTCGCGGTCGGTTTCAGTCCGCATGGCAGCCTGCTCACCGGAGGCGATAGCGCCAGCAGTGAAGAAATAGCAGGCGTAGTTGCCAGCGCTGTTGGTGATGTCGTCAGACACGATCACGCGCAGACCCATGTAGGTCGGAACGCTCACGTCGCCGTAGGCAGCAGCCACAGAACCGCCAACAGCGTTGATGGTGCTAGCGCCAGTTGCCAGGGTGCTCAGGCGGGCTTCCGTGTTGGTCACGTAGTCAATCGCCTTGCGCTCCACGAGGTCGTAGTAGCAAGCCGAGTGCATGGCCACAGCGGTCAGCTTGTCGCCTTGATCGCCCAGCAGAGCACGAGCCTTAGCCACCTGACGGGGGCCGAGAGCAGTAGCGCCGCTGGTGTCAAAGCGCAGAGCATCAAAGGCAGGGGAGTCAGAGCCGGTCAGGCTGCCGAACACACCTTCAAGACACTTGTACAGGTCGGCCTGCTGTTGGTTGGCAACGTATTCACCAACCTTTTGACCGATGGCAGCCATGGGGTCGGAACCTGCAGCCAGAGCAGCAAGGTCACGGGCCTCAAAGGCGCGGCCACGGTGCAGGATCACGCCAACTTGCTTGTCAGCAGTGATTTTGCCGGGGGTCAGAGAAGAGCTGTCAGACAGCACCTCAAAATCGCCAGACAGGTTTGCCTTCCAGAAAGGCACGTTAACGAAGTCACCACCCTCGGTTGCATTCAGTTCCGCCATGGGCTGCACAACGCCGCTGGCAAGAAACTGGTTCCGCTGCGTCGATTGCTCGATCACATACGGAGTAAAAATCTCAGGGATGATGACATCAGAGCGAAGAGTCGCCATGATGAATCCTTAGGTAATTTGCTGTTTGCGGGCGTAACCCAATAACGGAACGGCGTAACCATTCACGTTTGACGGTTACATCTTAAGCAGACGCAGCCGCAGTTTTCAATTTTTCGTACAGATCACGATCCGTGCGGAATAGGCGCGACTGCTCGGTGAGGTTGAAATACTCGGGCAGGAAGGGATTTTTGATCCCGACAGGCACGTCAGTGTTGCTGACCTTGGTGCCAACAGGTGCGCCAGAGCCTTTCACGCTGGGTGCCTTGAACAAGTAACCGCGTTCGGCCTTCAGACGTTCAACCCATTGATCCATGGGAATTTCGTTGTAGCCGTCAACAGCAATGGGGTTGCCGCTGTCGTCAAGCTTCAACTGATCACGCACCAAGCGCAACGCATCATGCGGATTGTGGGCACCCTGCTCAGCAAGAATTGCCACAACACGATTATCAAGTTGATTAACCGTCAGTTGCGATTCAAGTTCAGCAATACGCTTTTTGTATCCGTCTTCACGCTCTTGAAATTGTTGAGCGTACTGTTTAAGGGCTTCGTCGTATTTGCCCTTTGATTCAAGTTCCTCTTGTTCTTTCTTTCGTTTGAAATCAACAAGTTCTTGAATATTGACACCATCAGGCAGGGCTGGCGTCTTTTCCTTGGCTTCTTTGAGTTTGCCGATTAGCTCAAAGTTTTTGCGTTCTAATGCCTCAACGCTTCGTTTCAATGCGTCAAGCTCATCACCTGATGCAGTCGGCGTAGCGTCCTGCAGTTGATCTTCAGACATTGTGACCCGTAGGGTTTACCGCCAAAGTGTATAGGTAAGCCAGCCAAAAGGCACGTCATGTCACGGCGCGAATGGGATACGCCAATCCGTAGCCCATGGAATCCGATTATCCACCATTGTTTGAAGGCGGTGGATTTACACATGATGGAATATTTGGCGACGGGCGACCCGTGGCACGCAAGGAATGCACAGGCGTTACGGGCGTATGTATCTGGATTAAAAGATTGGATCCACCGACAGGAAAGTCAGTAGGTCACCATTTTTCCTTGTCAGCCCAGTAAGCAGCAGACATTTTGCCTTTGGCGATATTGGCCGCATGGCGTGCCTTAAATGATGCCCTTCGTGTTTTGTCTGCTTCCGATTCTCCTTTTCGTGCTGGTGAGCCTGACACGCCCTGCTGACCGAACCTGATCAGCTTTACCTTGTCGCCTTCCTTAGCCAAGACGACGTGCGACTTGGTTGGATGGCTTGGCGTGCGTTTTGGCTTGTTGTAGCCGTCAAACTTTTCGCCTCGGTATTCAATCATCGCCATCCTCCGTGTCGTCATCATCATCCTCAATACAGGTTATGACTTCGACGCCTTCAGCCAGCCTGCCCATCAATGCGCCCAAACCTTCAGGAGTGCCTGGCACCGGAAACAGGAACCGTCCTTCAATCATGCCGTCGGCACATTTGAGGTAAGTGCAACTGCCCTCCCAGATACGGCCTTTCATTTGCGTTTAGGCGCTTCTTTTAATTCTGATCGCTTTTTCAGGACTGGGTTACCTGTGGATTCTGATTCAATCCGCAGAACGGGATCCTCATCAGTGCCAACACGGGTGACGGTGCCGCCAGATGGGCCGGTGATGCTGGCACGACGCCCAGCCTTGCCCGTGACGACGCCATAAGTGGTAGTGCCTTGATAAACCCAGCTAACGCGGGAGCCAATGCCAATAGCCATTACTTTTTACCTTTTGGTTTGCGTGCCTTACCAGCTTCGCTCAGTGCAATGGCAATCGCCTGTTTACGGCTTTTGACCACGGGACCTTTGCCCTTTCCTGGCTTGCCGCTGTGCAGCTGGCCTTCCTTGTATTCCTTCATTACCTTGCCGATCTTTTTTTCGGCTTTGGTTGGTTTCTTCGCCATGGGGCAACGGCAAGTGATCCAACTTTAGGCCGGACCTATCAACCCAGCCGATGCTGCCGTCATCCATTTTTTGCAGCCTTGCCTCGACTATGGCTTCGCCGTATTCAACCTGTACCCAGTCGGAATAAACGCGCCCGTCTAGGTAATACCTAATCTTTGGGAAGTCCATAACGCTGTTGTAACTGAGCCAGCGTAACTTCGCTGCCATCTTCACGCACCATCCGGCTTAATGCCTGTTGCGGACCAAACTTCTGGCTGAGGCGGTCAAAATAAGCGGCGCGTGATTTGCCAAGCACCTCTTCTTGATATGCCTTCGGTTGTTTTTGCAGCCACTGACCGTAGTTTGTGCTGGCTGAAACTTGACCGCCTTGTGCAGCACGTTTACCTTCGCCAATCACCTCTTCAGGTGGGATAAGGCCAAGGCCACGGTAATCAACGATTGGGATTGTCGTTGAACGGCAGTTGAAATGGACAGGGGGCAATGGACCTTTGCCGTAAACGTATTCTTTACCGTCAAGACTGCGGCAGATCGCTGAGGTGCGGCTATCAAGCGTGGCAACATAACGATATTTTTTAGTTACGTCTTGATTGGCTTCGTAGACGTTTTGACTGGCCGTGTTGGCCACCTGCTGCACACTTGTACGCACAACGGTCAATACTTGATGGTCAGCCATCTTGATCAGTTCGCCACCGGCTAGAGCCTGCTGTTTTGCAGTCTTGGCCAGTTGCCCGAAATCAAGGTTGCCCACCAAGCGTCGTGCAATTTGTGGCGTGGGTTCACCAGCAAGGATGCCTGTACGAATTGTGGTGTTGAAGCGTTGCGCCTGCGATTCGGCTAGGCCACGGAAAGCCTTTTCAATAACCTGACCATTGGGCAGCGTGATTGCTGCACCTTGCCCCGCTGTCAGATTGAAACCACCAGTGCCAGGCAACGTGAAGTTGATATCCGTGGGATCAACAGTGGCAACGGTGGCGGCAAAGTTTGGAGCCACTTCAACTGTGTTGACGGCACGCTGAGCAACAATGCTTGGCTCAATGCCACGAGCACCAGCTTCACCACCAGCAACAGCAAGCCGCAGTTGATCAGTTACAAATTCAGTTTGAAGCTCGGCTAACCCCTGCAGTTCAGTGGCAGCGTATGCCGTGCTGCGTTCCGCCCAGCTATCTAATGATTCCTTGAGTTGAGCCAGCAAAACACGCAAACGTTGCGCCTGAACTGATGCCGGGCTGACGATGCCACCACCTGCCGTGGGTACTCCAAGATCAATACGGCGTAGATCTTCAACGGCGCTCAAGATAATGCTGTTGTAATCACGAACGATCTGACCGGCAACAGCGTTGCTGAAACGATTGAGATCAATGGCGTTGCGGTAGATATTGGCAACAGGATCTTTGCGGTTAATACGCCGCTTGAATTGCTCAACGTTGAGCAGGCGAGGTGTTACGCCTGATTGCGTCATTGTTCAACGG